CTCTGAGCGTGACTTCGAGAAGTTTGTCGGCGGCAAGGTCTTCGAGGTGACGTACCGCAACAACCTCAACCTCCGCGCATTCGTGGAAATCACAGTTCCGGGCACTAGCGCAGTTGTCTTGAAGGGCTTCCCTGGCGACACAGTGGCTCGCTACAAGGGCATCTTTGCCGTTCTTAAGGGAACTCACCCTGCATACAAGTACAGGGGCGAACTAACTTGATTGCATACATACTGTTCGTAGTATGCACATCAGTGTTACTACTGTTCCTGGCCGGCGCCTTCAAGCACCCACCACCCAGGAATTGAGTAAACAAATACTCACAAAATACCCATTTGAGTAAAATAGTAAACCCTCGTTGGCTTCGGCTGACGGGGGTTTCTGTTATTTATTGTATGAACAAGCGTTTTTTGTGCACCGATTTTTCCAAATTTTTTAGACGGTTTAATTTGTTGTGTTGTAATAAATATAGGGGGGCCACAACATATTCATAAAATCAATTACATAAAGCAAAAACCCCAGCCACTTGGACTGGGGAATCTTGCTGCGTTGTTTCCGAAACTTTCGGGCACCACGACACACGCTTACAGTGTAGCAGGTAATTGAGGCGGAGACCGCCATGCTGCCGTAACATCTCAACCGAATGCACCCCGGCTATTTGTCGAAACAGGGATAGTTCCGGGGCTATTAGTGGCGGAGGCAGGATTCGAACCTGCGACCTTCGGGACATGAACCCGCCGCGCTACCACTGCGCTACTCCGCTATGTAAAGTGTACCACAGGCAACACTCGTTTGTCAAGAATTACTTGAACGCCCCGGGATTTTCAATCTCGTTGAGTTTCTTGAGGTAAGCCTTGTGGGCGTCAAGTTCTCGCTGGTGAGTTACCTTGGTGTACTGCATGGCCTCGAGATGCTCACGAAGCACCTCAATGTATTCCATCTCTGCCGCCCATTTTTCTGGGTCGTTTTCCTTGCTGAACTTGGGCTCGAGCAAAATGCTAGTAACGGGCATTCTCATAGGATGAACCCGTGAATCTGAAGTTCTAGCAAAGCCTTTTCATACAACTGCTCAGGGGTACCGTTGTTCTCGAGAAGAATGTCCTCGCCCAAAAAAGCAACCTCGCTAATGTGGTCATTGACTGGGCTGTATCCGTTTCGAGCGACTCGAATAATTGCTCCACCTTTGTCGTGAATAGCCTTTGCCTCATTCTCAAAACGAACGTCAGGAATGACCAGCCGGTCTTTCTTTGCCCGCTCAAAAAGAGTGCGAATCCAAATGTCTTCAGACAAACAGTTTCGTCCGCCCTCGGTGCCCAACTGCTGTAGAAGTTGACGAATCTCTGGGTACTCGTTCTTTGCCAACTCCCAGCCAATTGCGTCTACAACTGACTGCACCCGTACAATTTCTCGAAAGCGGTCTTCGTAACTAAGGCTTACAATTGGGTTGGTTGCATAGAGGACGTTGCGCATTGCGTCCGCAAAACCAATTCGTTCAAAGCCATCTTTCTCCACAAAGAAGTTGGCTAACGTGTCTTTTCCTGATTGGGCAACACCCGCAATTCCAATGATTATTTTTTGCATGGTGCCGTGTGAGGGATTCGAACCCCCGACTCCTTCATTACAAGTGAAGCACTCTGGCCATCTGAGTTAACACGGCGGGGCTGACCGGGAAGGGCTCGAACCCTCAACCTACGGAACCAAAATCCGTCGTTCTGCCAATTGAACTACCGGTCAAACCTTTAGCGCAAATTGCGCTTTACTGCGGGTGCCTTGGCGGTGCGTGCAGTTGCCTTGGCAGGTGCAGGCGCAACAGGCGCGGGAACGAGTGCGACCAGACCGGCCTCAATCTTCTGAACTTCGGCCAAAACGTTGTTGAACTCATTCTCTAAGTGAGCAATGTAGTCCTGAAACTTGGCGTCGTAATTCTTGGCGCTCTTGATTGCGTAGGAGATAAATCCCACGGCAGTGGCTGCCCAAGAAGTACCTACTGCGGCAAAAACGTTAGCGGATGCTGACATTTTTTTCCTTCCTCTTTAACCCCACGTTTGTGGGCAGAGACATAGTACCACACAAACCTTTGACGTGTCAACCTTTTGATTACCCCAAACTTTGGGGGTTATATTTATACTTATATTAATACTATATACCCCTCCTCACTGGTGAGGACCCCAAAGTTTCAAGGAAATTGAGAAATGGTTGACACAAAACCATTACAATGATAGGGTTTTGCGCATGAAGGCTGAAAAGAAAAAGCGATACATTGCATTGGCCCACATTGATGAGCCCGAACTGACCTATCGCAATGTCGACATTCCGCACATCGTTCCACTTTTTGCAAACTTTGAACCCGACCGTCACATTGGTTCGGCGCGGTTAAAGCGCAAAGAAAACAGAATCTATGCTATCCTCGAGATGAACTTCAATCTTTCCGACTATGGAAAAATGCCAGCAGTTGTTCTTGGCGTTGACGGTGGCAAGAGTTTGATTGAAGACGGAATTTTTTACGTTGATGGTGGAGTGGTTGCATGTGCCTCTATTGTCAGCGACAAAACCTGGAAAGAAGTTTACGGAGAGCCGGAGGAATCAAATGTTGAGTTGGATTAGTTGGATTGTTGCGCTGTACCTTTTGAGCGTTCTTGCCTTTTTTGTAAGAAGCGTTTTTATTACCAATCGATACATTCGTCTGTGGAAAAAAAATGTTCTGCCGATTTCTAAAGCCAAACTTTACCGTCAAAGCGTAAAGGATTGCTTTCTTTGGCCAGTGTACCTTGTTTGGTACGGCTTGTCTAGTTTGATTGACGACTTTCGATGAACGAGCCGTTGAGAATCAATAACGCTTTTTCTTACGCAAACAAAAATTTGCGCGGGGCAATTATTGCCGAGTGCATCAAATGTGGCGTTCGCTGTGAAGACGATTTGATTTCTGCTTCCACCTCAACGACAACTGGTAGCAATGGTTTTTTTCAGCAAACAGTAACGTTCAAGGGGAACATCTCTACAAAGCACGTAGTTGATTCCTTTGGCGAATTCCTTTCACGCAATTGTCTTGTATGCGGCTATTCGTGGGAAGACGCAACTGTTGATTCTTTTAGCGAGACCAACACATGAGTAAGTCTCGAGCAAAAGGCACTTCGTTTGAAAGTGCCATTGTAGAAATTCTAAACGAAGAAGGATTTCCAGAGGCAAAACGCCCGGGTCCTATCAACTGGGAATTTGGGGACATTGAGCACCTTCCCGTTGTTCTAGAAGCAAAGAACCAGCAGACTATGGCGCTGGCAGCCTGGATGAAACAGGCTGAGATTGCTTCAACTAAGGCCGGCAAGCCGTTTGTGGTCGTACACAAACGTAAAGGGAAGAACGCCCGAAAGGCTTATGCCACTCAAGAGTTCGATACATGGTTGATTCTTTTGCGAGCATACAACTACTGCATTGAAAACGGCATTGACGTCGAATCAAATCCTTGATATTTTAATTTGTTTGTTGTATATTTACATAAGAGTGGGCATCTTTGGGTTCCCCTTGTTGTCAGTGGAGGAACCCTATGGCTAAGAAACTAAACCGACGTTCGCAGCAGCGCCTCAAGCGAATGACTGATTCACTTGAGGCAATCGCCCGATTTACTAACAAGATTTCTATTGTTGAACTTGAAAACCTTGTTCGTCGTGACGAAATTAGCGTTGACTCTTATGCAGTGTCAAACACGGGAACTAGCATTGCTGCATCAAGTCGTGGCGCTTCCTCTGAGTTGACGCCCACTGAACGGGCTGCTGAAATCAGCATGAGGGGCAAGAAGCCCTACGACCCCGTTCGCGAAGAAGTAAAGAAGATTGAAAAGCGAATCCTTCAATCAGAAGAAAACCTCCGTCAAATCGTTGAGAGCATTAAGTTCTTGAAAGAAGGCGTAGAGAAGAAGCGCAAGCGACAGGCCAGCAGTGAGCCCTGTGAAATCTGCGAGGTTCTTCCGGCAATCAAAACCGCTATGTGTTCTGATTGCTATGTCCAATGGGTAGATGCCGGCGCTCCAGACCGGTTCCGTTGGCGTGCCTACATGCATCAACTAACCGCATCTGATGGTCAGGTGTTGGTAACGGAAATGCCTGCTGCGCGTCGCCCAATTTTAAATACTTGACATTTCAGAAACATGTGTTAGTCTATGAATAAGAATCGGCCTCACTCTGCCCCAAGCAATGAGGAACTTTATTATCTTGGTTTTGAGCCTTGGCAAGTTTCTATGATTCAAAAACTTCCAATAGACCTTCAATGGGAAGCGCACGATGAATTTATTCGTCGCCTTATGACCGGTGAAGATGTTGAAAACTTTAGACTTTAGGTGAATATGAACGACGACACCGAAGACCGCTCCGCCAGACTCATTGAGAGCCTTGGCAATTTGATGGGCGAAAACGAAATTGAAGCGCGTAAATCTATGGGCGACGCTCAATACGAAGAAGTGATTGGTTTTATTCGAGCCAACAACTCTTTGTCTATTGCACAAGCCGCAGTTCACGTTGAACTTGTAAAGTCTTCTTCTTTTTTGCGCAACGCATCTGCGTTGGCAATTCTTGTTGGAACCATCCTTGCAACTGCATGGTCTTTTGTTTCCTGGTTTAGTTAATGGCTGCAAATTTCGGTAAGTTTATTTCGGACTCGGTAAAACCGCCCGAAGTAGATGTATTTGGAATTCTTGGTTACGTTCCCACTGAACGCCAGCAAGTTTTTCATTCAGCCTCAGCCGAGCGGGTAGACGCCATTCTTTATGGTGGTGCTGCCGGTGGTGGTAAGACAGCAGCGTTTCTTATGGACGCGCTTTACAACGCCGCAAACTTTCCGGGCATGAAGATTGGTTGTTTCCGTCGTTCATACCCAGAGTTAGAAGAATCTTTTTTGGCTCAGTTAGCCAAGTGGAATTATGGTCGAGACCTTAATGCCAAGTGGAACTCAACCAACAAAGTTCTCAAATTTGCTAACGGTTCTATAATCAACTTTACCTATGCAGAAAACTTGGTAGACGCCTCCCGAATCCTCGGTGGTGAGTACCAAGCCTTCTACATTGACGAAGCCTCGCAAATGATGCCTGCTGTTATTCAGCACATTGAAGAGCGACTTCGTTCAGGTAGCCGACTTGTTCCGGTCATTGGACTTCGACTTGCCACCAACCCTGGTGGCATTGGTCACAAGTACCTTAAAGACCGTTTCATTAATCCGACTAAGCGTGGTAAGTTTCGCCATGAAGAAAAAGTAGGCGACGGGAAAAACACCCGAAGCGTTGCTTTTATTCAGGCAAAGGTTACAGACAACCCTCACGTTAACGAGGGATACCACGCAGTTCTTGACTCTATTCCTGACCCCCGGCGCCGTGCTGCAATGCGAGACGGTGACTGGGACGCCATGGTGGGTCAGTTCTTTGAGCAGTGGCAATACTCCAAGCACGTCGTTCCTTCTTTCCCTATCCCGAAAGAATGGCCGCGTTACGCTGGTATTGACTATGGCTTCAAAGACCCTTTTGCCGTTGTTTGGGTTGCACTGGACAACGATGGTCGTATGTGGGTGTATCGAGAAATTTGCGTTTCTGGCTACAACTCAGACGAACAAGCCCGACTTATTATTGCCACCGAACAGGGTGCGGGCGAAGCAGAAGTTATTCGAGTTGCCGACCCTTCAATGTGGGGCAGTCGAGGAACACCTCTTTCAATTGCTGACGACTACGGCTTAAACGGCTGTGGAATTATGCCAGCAAACAATGACCGAATTAATGGTTGGGCTAGGGTGCACCAGTACCTAAACGACGCGCCCGCCTGCGAAATGCACCGGTTGCAAGGTTGGGACAAGTGCCCAATGCTTCATGTTTTTGAAGACAAGTGCCCTCAGTTTATTGAGCAAATTCCTGCACTCCCCAGAGATGCGGCAAAGCCCGATGACGCTGTTACTCGCGGCGTTGACGACCACATTGCTGACGCACTGCGTTATGTGTGTATGTACGCTGGTGTTTATGCTCGACCCGTAATTTACGGTGATGACACATCGATTTTCAAGACGCGTGTTCCTGATACAATGGTTATTGTAAAAGAAGACGAGGCCCCTCCACTGAGGCAACCAAACTTTGGTGGTCTTTATGTTGGAGATTTTGGGCTTAGTCCCTTTTAAAGAAAGATAACCAGATGGCTATTACATCTTTTAGAAGGGGTCTCGAGGAGGCCGCAAACACCTTCGATGAAATCTTAGAGGCTCGACCCAAGAGCAGCCCCAAGCGTGCCGGCTATGCAACCGGTGTGCCTATTGGCGGCTCAACAGAAGTCAACCCCGGAGAAAACGTAACGGCTGGTACGCTTGACCGTTCTACGTTTATGCAACAGTTGTTGCAGGCTTACCTTGCGTGCCCATGGTCGTCAGCCGCTATTGACACTATTGCTCGCACCGCAACCGCCGGTGGTCTTGAAGTATCTTACGAAGGCGGCATGACTGGCCCCACAAAGACTCCAAATGCCCCTGAAGAAGTCAAGCGAATTCAAGAACTTTTAAAGTATGTAAACCCAAGTGACGACATTCGCCAGTTAATGCGACAAATCATTACTGACTTGTTGATTTTTGGCGACTCGTTTACTGAGGTTGTTTGGGTTATGGGCGAGCCAGTGGCTTTGTACCCGCTTGACCCCAACACAATGACTGTTCTTGCTGATGAGCACGGTGTTATTAACGGGTACTACCAAAAGACCCCGACAAACCGTGAAGCGCGATTCAAGCGTCACGAAGTTATTCACGTGAAGTTTGACTCCCCAGGTGCAACGCTGTATGGCGTTTCTCCTACACAGAAGAATATTCTTCCTATTACTTCGTGGCTTTTTACTGCTGCTCTTGTCAAAGAGACAATGAAGCGCGGTGACCCCTTGCGTGCCCACGTTGACTGGCCTATCGCTTTGCCTGAAGCAGAGATGAAGAAACTCCAGCAACAGTACGCAATCCGAAATCTGGGTGCTAGGAACATTGGTAATTTGTTTGAAACCAAGGGTGGCGCGGTCGTCACCGAAATGGGAACAAACCAAATTAGTAATTGGCTGAACACCCTACAGCAGCGCCGTGATGAGATTCTTTCTGGTTACGGTGTACCTCCATCAAAGGTCGGCGTCATTGAAGCCGGTAACCTTGGCGGTGGTACGGGAACTCAACAAGACAAGACTTTCCGTGTAAACACGGTTGGCCCTATTCAGGAACTTGTCCTTGAAAAGTTTTCGTTTGCTCTTTTGTATCAGGCACACGGAATTACCGACTGGACTCTTAAGTTCGGTGTTGTTGACTGGCGAGACGACGAAGTTATTGAACTTATTCGTGACCAGCGCATTCGCAACGGTACCTGGACTCTTAACAAGGCACGTTCGGACATTGGTGAACCACCAGTGGACGGCGGTGACAACCCGCTTCTCGTTGACCGTCAGAACATGGTTCTGTGGTCTGACCTCGAGCAACTTTCGGCTGCAAACCTTGCAGTTGTAAAGGCTCAGGGAAGCCCAGTCAATATGCCCCAGCCTCCCAACACTAACCCTGGCGCTCCCGCTGGTGCTGGTGCAAAAACCCCCAAGTCTGCGGTAAGCCCTTCATCGGCAAAGCCAAAGACAAGTCAAACGCCGGCAACTCTTGACGCGCCCAAAGCGCCTTCAGGAACCGAAGCATATTTGCAAGAGGATGACGAAAATGGCGGATAACCCCCAGCAACCTATTATGATAAACGGGCAAGTTTTTTACAGCGAAGGCCAGCCGGTATATCCGTTTCTTGGTCTTACCGCCGCTAAAGCGGCAGCATTGGTCGCCAAAGAAGTAGGATAATATGGGCCAGTACCCATCGCCAAGGGTTTATCACGCTGGCTACATGGGGCAAGCGGGTGCGTTTGCAGTGCACTCTCAATATCCTGCTGGTTCTCAAACGTACGCTCAGTTGCTTGCAGAACGTAATAACCTTATTGCAGCCCGAGCGGCCAAAGGCTATTATCACAAAACCTCTGCCGCAGTGTCCAAGGCTCGCAATCATCAAAGCGTAGTCTTCCGAGGCAACCTTGCCCGTAACCGTATTTACGGTATGTACTACTTAGCCTCCATTAAGCAGCACGCTGCTGGTGTGAAAATTGTTAATTTTCGACAAAAGGCTAAAATTAAAAAGCCCTCTATCAACGGGCGTTACAAAAAATTTAGTGGTGAACTTGCACCGGGCAGATTTCTTCAGCGAACTGCTTGGGGTAATGCAAAAAAGCCAAGTTTTAAAAACAGAATCAAACCACGCTCTAGGCGATTTCGTACCGTTAAAAAATGGCGCGGACATGGCAAGCGATTTGTTCCTCTGTAACATCATTATTCACCAAGGTAAAAATCATGGCAGACGGCTTTTCGCCTCCTCAACAAGTACGAGCAAACGCAACGCGTTCTCTTGAACTACGTAGAAAACATGGCCGTGGTATGACGGCGGTTGGCGTTGCGCGTGCTCGAGACCTGTCTAATGGCAAGCACATATCTGCTGACACCATTAAGCGTATGCATTCGTACTTTGCTCGCCATGAGGTTGACAAGAAGGGCAAAGACTGGGCAAACCAGTCCAACCCATCTGCCGGCTACATTGCGTGGCTTGGCTGGGGTGGAGACGCCGGACGTTCTTGGGTTAATGGGATTATAAAGAAACTTGACACCAAAGAATCTCAGGAGAACTCAACTATGGCTTCAACCAAGGCCGCTGTAATCAAGGGCATTTTTCTAAAGCCTGGCGTTTCCAAGAACCGCCGACTTTACACAAAGGGCAACATTGCTAAGGCCGTTCAGCGCATGAACGAGCACTTGGCTAAGGGTGACGGAATGCCACTAAACATGGCTACAAGTCACGCTGCCGCCTTCAAGGACGATGCTACATCAACCGTAGGTCGCATTACCGCCGTTAGTCTTTTGCCCGATGGCTCCGCCTCGTTTGAAGCAGAGATTGCCAATACCGCTCATGGTCGCGACGTTGCCAACCTTGCCGCTGGTAAGTTTATCAAGGGTGTTTCTATTCGTGGTCAGTGGATGGGTGAGCCTCGCGCTACCGTTCACAGTGATGGCGAAGAAGCAACTACCGCCGACGACCTTGAAATTCACGGCATTGACTTTACCAACAGCCCTGGTGTTGAAGGTGCGGAAATTCAGTACGCAAACCTTTCCGAATCGTATAACCGTCTTGCAATTTTTGAGTCTGTAGAAGACGTCGAAATTGTTGAGAAGTTTGAGCCGGTAGTAGACACTGAAGAGATTATCCGCAACGCTGTTGAGTCCGCTCTTGAAGAACTGGCCGAGGCCAAGGACCCTAAGAAGCCATACGGTGACGTTACTTACGCCGACCCTGGTTATCAAAAGGACAAGAAGAAGCGTTACCCAATTAACGGTGCTGGACATGTTCGTGCCGCTTGGTCTTACATCAATCAGCCTGACAACGCAAACCTTTACACCGCGGCTCAACTTGCTCGAATTAAGTCTCGAATTAAATCTGCCGCTAAGAAGTTTGGCGTAAACATTGTTAGCGAACACGCAAACCTTGTTGCCGACTTTCAGGAAATCCTTGAGGCGTATGCTTCAATTGCTCTTGTCAACGACGACGACAGCATCAGCATCACCGGGTACGCAACAGACCCTCACCAGTTGAAGGTTGTTGCCAACCGAATCGCGTTTGGCGCTATTGCCGCTATGCACGCAATTGACCCCGACGATGACGGTGACATTTACCTTTCTAAGCCTGACTGGTCACAGGTTGATGCCACCGGCGACGCTAGCGGCATGGGACCAGAGGATGATGACATGATGACAACTGCATCTGGAGCCAGCGGTGCTGGTGCCGATGACAATAACATGGAATGCGCAGCCTGCGGCACTGAATGTGCCGAAGATGCAATTTTCTGCCACAAGTGCGGCACAATCGTACCTGCAAGTCCTGTGGACTTTGATGGTTGCGATGGCTGTGGAATGTCTATTCCGCAAGACGCCATGTACTGCTCAACCTGTGGCAAACCTGTATCACAGGCAGAGTCGAGCGACGATGCCCTTAACCAAACAGAGGAGGAAGTCATTATGACTGACGACCAGACTACTGCTGAGGCCCCGGCTGAGGAAATTGCGCTCGAATCGACCGCTACCCGAACGCTGACCGACGCAGACCTTAAGGCAATGGCGGCTATTTTTGCCACAATACTTAAGCCAGTTGAATCAACACCCGAAGAAGTAGCCGCTGAGGTTGCCCCCGAGGAAGAGGCCGCAGAGGCCCCCGCCGAGGAAGAGGCCGAAGTTGCTGCTGAAGAATCCATCGAATCACAGGAGAACACCGTGAGCGAAAATCTTTTCACCGCTGAACAAGTTCAGGCAATGATTGCGGAGGCCGCCAAGTCGGCTGCTGAAGCCGCTGTTGCTGAAACAAAGAAGAGCGCCGTTGAGGCATACCGTAACGGTGGGGCAACCTTCCGTAAGGGCTATGTCAGCGGCAGTTCAACCGGAAACGACGCCTCTGACCTGTCAGAGTCGGAGGAACTGGACCCTCGTAAGTTGTCAGAAATGACTTCTTCGGCGTTCCGCAAGGTCCAGGCAGAGACATGGGGCTCGACTCCATTCTTTGCGCACAAGTTTGCACAAGCCGACCGCGGCTTCTAAGCAAAGTATTACCAACCCCCTATCCAAAATATTTAAGGAGAATTAGCCATGGCTAACGATTTGGAAGAGGCCCTTACTGCCGCGGGTGCTGCTGCACTCGTACAGAAGCAGATTGACCCAGTTTTGCTTGAGTACCAGCGCCGTTATGCGCCACTGGTTCGCTCGCTGCCTACGGTCAAGTGGGGCTCCACTGTTTACTACTTCAACAAGCGCACTAACCTGCCTACCGGTGGATTCGTTTCCGACGGTGGCGCTCGTAGCGTTACTGTTTCTAACTACGCCCAGGAGAACTTTCAGATTCGTCTGCTCCAGAGCGTTGGTGCTGTTACAGGTTACTCGCAGGCTGTTACCGCAGACCTGATTGGCGACCTCCGCGCCCGTGAAATCGAGGGTGCTGCCCGCGGTCTTTACTGGGACATGGAAACGGCTATCATTTGGGGTGCCGAGGCTCCCACAACTGCTGGTCCGTACCCTCAGTTCGACGGTCTTGACGTCATCTGTGCTTCGTTCACATCTGCTTCGACCGGTGGCCCTTCGCAGGGTATTGGTGGCGGTACAATCGACAACTACGGTGGTGCCTCTGGCTCGACTGGTTGGGCTGGCGCTTCGTACAACCCATGGACTGACGGTGTTGACCAAAACGCCATCAACATGGCTGGTGGAAA